TTACCTAAACCTTTGTTAAACAAAGACAAAGCATGATGAGAATGTTCCATATCTTTTTGATATCGTCTACCTTCAAAAGACTTCTTTCCTCTATCATATGTAGACAGAGAATCCATACTACAAAAGTCACCCATACATATTACATGTGTGGCTTTTATATCTGCGGCTAGTCTACCTGCCCACAGAAATCTATCATTGCTTGCTTTGGGTGTGCAATGAGGGTCACCCATCACTAAGTGTGTTGCCATTAGTTTAACTCCTTTTCACGTTTGGCTTTTAACCATTCTATAAAATCAATAACATTATCTTCTTCATCAAACTCTGCTACTGAGTTCATACTCAGGTTAGGTTTTTCGGGGTTTCTTTTATCATCAGCAAATCCTTTTAGTCCATAAACAAAAGTAGTTTGTGGATCATTGGTTGCCATTTTTATCATGCCTCTAGCTATAGTAGAACATAATTCATATTCTTGTGTGCTCATCTTAGACTTAGTATCCATAGTAATACCACATGTAAATCCTTTCTCCCATGGAGAAATTAAAACTTTAATGCAGTTTTTAAATGTATCTTTTTTTCTAGCCATTCCAATACCTATCTACGTTATCATTATTGTATTCTAATACTTTATGTTCAAATCCTCTTTTCATACTAGACTTACCAAAGTGTTCTGCTTTCTTTTCATCATCAAACAAAGTATTATTAAACAATCTGTACTCTTTATCTTTTTTATTTTTAAACACTACAAAAAATAACTCCATACTAATGAAGAGAGATAGCAGAAAATAGACCCCTCAAACTATTCTCTACCACTCTCTACATCCTCCTTCTTTGGATTTGTGACAGCAGTGTACCAAACCCATTTAGGATTCTTTCCTTTGGATTGCTGTTGTGGTAAGTGTTGCAATCCATCTCCCCAACATGGCACCTTGTATGGACAGAATGAACATACGGTGCCTAGCGTTCTGTTGCCTGTTGGTTTGCCTCTGAAAGTTTCTTCAACATCATCGAAACATTTCTGGAATTTTGTTTTATTTTTTAAAGCAGTATAATTATCTGTAGCAGTTTTAATAAATTTATTTTTGTATTCTTCTTGAAACTCTGGTGCCTCACAAACTGTCCACTCACCTGTAGATTTATTAATAGCTATCCAACCACCAAAAGGTCTCTCTAAACTTTCAGAATAGAGAAAACCTTGTGATGCATAACCAAAAGAATCATTATTAACTACTTCATTAAACCCTCCCTTTTCACCAAACTTATGTTCAAAGGAATATGGTGACGCACTTTTAATATCCCAAACTTTGTTATCAATCTCAACATCCAATCTTCCAGACATAGAGTCTTCTTCAAACTTATACTTAACTTCTTTTTGTTCACTATCAATTTTAACTCCTGCAGATTTTAAAACAAATATAGCTAACGCCTCTATCAAATCACCAAATGTATTTCGCATCTTGTTATTATAAGGTTGGCCATCACCTTTAATACCTCTTGCTTCCATCTGTAGTTGACACAATGGTCTACCTATATTTGACATTCTAGGTTCAAAACTATCCTTACGCTTCTCTGTGAATTGTTTGCGTAAGGCGTTTTTACACGCCTCACCAAACTCCTCCACTAACTCCTCAGAGATAGCTACAGGATTGCTAGATACTTTATCAAGATATATTTTTACTTTATCTAATATTGTATTCATTAAGATACTAATACTTCCTCTGGAAGTTTATCATCCATTTCCTCTACAACTTTAGCGTCTTCACCATCTTGATCACTAGGTTTCTTTGCTCTAGCATTTTTGTAAGCTGCGATAACTTCATCGTTTTCTTTTTTAACAGCTTGCTGAAACACAGTTAAAGTATCGTTATCTTCTTTAGTAAACTGTAATTCAGTACCAGATTTAGTATCAATTACAGGAACATAAAAAGTATTACCACCTTTTTTCTGTCTCTCAGTATCAATAGACAACACTTGTTTTAACATAACCTTACCACTATCTTTTAATCTTTTGATAGCATTACTCAAAGGTAAGAACGCTGTACCAGATACTCTGTACAGAGTTGGTAGGTTTTCTACCGTATGCTTTTCTCCATTAGCTAATACTCCATCAAAACTAACTACACCATACACAAGTCTATAACATCTGATAGTTCGCTGTATCATTTGTTGATCTGGTGTAAGTGAGTCTCTGTCTTTGTATGGAACTTTACCACAATTAACTCCACCTAACATATCAATAGCTTCATCTTTGTGTGATGAAAATATTACTGATCTATTAACATACTCACCTTTATCCGTATCGTAATGCATATACTGCATACCACTAATAAATGGTCTAAAGTTAACTGGTTTACCATAAGCAACTTTACCTATAGTAGTATCGAAGACAGAAAAATTACCGACTGGTATTTGATTACCATCGTCATCTTCTGGACTTCTATTGATAGATAGTCTAGGAATGCCATCACTACTAGATGTACCATCATCTTGACCTATAGCTTTCATTATCTGCTCATCGGTCATTTGGTTTATATTTATGAGTTCATTATCTGACATTGAACACCTCCTTATAAAAATTACTGTATATCATATTTTAATTAATAAGTCAAGTATTATTTTTTATTTTTTTTCTTACCATATGGTGGATATACTAAGTCACATATCCACAAAAAAATTACAAGTATTAAACTACCTGATAAAAATATCTCTAACATAAATGCGTTTCCTCATCTGTTTGGATTACTTTAAACCCATCGTACTCAGCATATTGCTTCCACGATGAATAATCTTCATGATCTTTATTTAAATACAAAGTGCTATAAGTACCCTCGTAACTTCTTACGAATGCTTGATACTCATCGTATACAGTAACATCTGCATCTTCGTATTCATCTAAAGTTTCTAATGCTTCAATCATATTAACCTCCTAGATTGTTAGCGGAACACATCTGTAATGTGTGCCATCTTCTTTTTCTGCTTTGGCTATCTCATTGTATTTATGAGTCACATCATGTGCTTGTTGATTGTCTTCAATGACAGATTGAATAATACAGTATGGTTCTGTATTAGTTCCAATTTGTCGTATTTTAATAATTAAGTTAGTTGTTTTCATATGGTTATTACCTCCTTCATATCTAACCAGTTATATCCTATTTTTGTTTCTGTGTCAAGTGGAACATTGAAATCTATATTATAATATTCTTTCAATGATTGTATAACACTGCTTGTGCCCTGCTTGAATATTTTACCCATCACACTTTCTTCACCAGGATAAACATCAGCTACAATAGAATCATGAACTGTGTTTACGAGTAAACTTTTTACTTTATGTTCTTTCATTAGATTGTATATATTTATACATGCTAATGGAACAATATCTGCTGTTGCAAAACCTTGCACAGGATAATTTTTTATTTGTGTGCCATAACTAGATCCACCCCAAGGCATTCTTTGAGCATACGGAAAAGCATACTGCCTACCAGTTGGTATCTGTATACATTTAAATTTAATAGCATGTGTTTGTAATTTATCATGCCATGCTTTTATACCTTTATACTTTTCTAAAAACTTACGATAGTATTTCTTTTCATCTTCAGTTCCTGTCACGCCACCATACAAAGGTTTAAATGTATGTGCTTTAGCATCTTGTCTAGATACTCCAATAATATCTGCAGTATATTGGTGCACATCAATGTTATTTTTTATATCTTCCATACCTTGCTCATCTTGAGCCATAAACACTGCAGTTCTAAATTCAAGTTGAGAAAAATCTATCTCTAATATTTTACCATTAGTAAATCTAGACTTAACAACTTGCCTGATAGGAAATGTTTTACCTCTAGGTTGATTTTGAAAATTAGGATCACGACTTGATAATCTGCCTGTAGCTGTGACTGCTTGCATAAATTTAGGATGTAGCATACCATTAGTATCTGTATGATCTTTTATACCTGAAATAAAAGTTGATAGATAAGTATCTATAGCATTGTATCTTACAATAGCATCTAAGAACTCTCTCAACTCTCCCTCTGATTCTGCTGAAAGTTTAGATAGAGTTATCTTATCTGTTCTAAATCCTGACTCTGATATATCATACACACTTTTAGGCACCTGATTAAACCCTGCAAGTTTAGCCATCTTGTGATATATAAAACCATCACCATCACAATCTGCACACTTAGTATAATTTTTATATGGACTACCATCTTTTTTTATTTTTTTAATTACACCTTTACCATCGCAGTGCAAACATTTACTTGCACTTGTTTTATAAACAGGCTCACTATTATTTTTAACTAAAGATCTAAATTGATTTCTAGAAAACTGTGGTCTACGTTTACTCTTACCAGTTGCTTTGTCTATACCTACATTAAATATTTTTGCCCAATTACTTTTGTCTAAAGGTTTCTTAGAATATATTAACCATGATAATTGTTCTGGACTAGATAGATTTATTTCTGTGTCACCCATTTTATTATATACAATCTTACCTATCTTCTGTCTTAGATATTCTTTCTCTGCAGTGTATTCTGCATTTACTTTTTCTAAAACATTTAGATCAACATAGATACCATTACGTTCCATATCAGATAGCACAACTAAAAACTCACCCATCATCTTTGCAGTTTTAATTAAGTCTTTGTTAGCAGGTAGTTTAAAGTCTTGCATCTGTGAATCAAATAATCTTTTGGTAATGGCTACATCATTCCTACCATACTCCTCAACTAAATCAGCAGGTATATTATCAAAAGATATACCACGATCCATATACTCTTTGATACGATCATCTTTCATACCTATCTTCCTACGTTGACAACACATTTGTAATGTTAAAGATTTTCTAACACCTTTGTTAAGTATATATTCACCTAACATAGTATCATATACTTTACCAGAATATTTAAATCCTGCCTCCAACATCCACATCAAATCAAATTTAAGATTATGACCTACTAACAGTGTGGTCTGATCTAATCTTTCTTGTATCAAATCATAACAACCTTCACTAACTTTTTCAGAGTGATATGTAAAATAATATTCATTACCAAACTTTGATTCTAACCCAACACTTACCAATTTATTATCTGGATGAAATGGTGATGGATCAAAACCATTGTTTTTATTTTTTTGATATGTTGTTTCTACATCAACTACTGTAATCATACATCGTACCTACTTATCTCTCTATAAATTTTAGCATCAATCACACCATGATACCCATTTATTTTATTTTTAGATATACACAAAGACCTATCCATATTCTCTTCACCACCCATGTCTTGTCTTTTACCTACTCCAATAATTAAATCAGCCTCAGCTGCTTTACCTGTCTTAGAGTTTTCCATCATATCAAAATCCATATGACGTTTGTTATGTGCATCTGCTGATGCTTGTGATATTGCAATAACTGCACAGTTTCTACGCTTTGCAATCTCTCTTGCACTTGTGTATATTGCTCTAAGTTTTTCATCTGTTCTAGCATATGTACCAGATATATTTACTTTGTCAAGTTGATCAATAATAATTATATCTGGTTTATGCTTTTCACAGTGTGCATCTATATCATCCATTGTCCAATCAACAGTATCAAACAACTTGATATTATCTTTTATTAGATCCCATTTGCCGTTTGCAACTTCTATATTTTCGACAATCTCTTCTCTTGTCATTCCTGTATAACAGGATATTGCTCGCATCTGAGTTCTAACTGCAGGCTCTTCGTTTATAAACGCATGAACCTTTGCACCTTGTTCAGCGAAACCATCTGGTGCTGAAACTAAACTAACCCAGAAAGCAGTCTTACCTGTTTCTGGTCTAGCAAAGACTATCATTAAATTACCATCACCCATGCCACCAACTTCTTCTCTAAGTGTAGAGATGCTAAACTTCCATTTAGTATTATCAATAAGTTGATTCATGACTTCACCAATATTATCTGAGACAGAATCAATCTTCTCATCTGGTGTATTGCTTTTGTGTTTTTCAATGATAGAAATAATTTCATTAAAGTTAGCAGGTTTACCATTAAATATTTCAGTAGCTTCGACTGCTATCTTCTGTGCTGTTTCTCTTTCTACAAGAACTTTCATAATATCTTTTGCTATCTCGTTTGATGGCTCTTGTATTTCTTTTAAGTCTTCAATCAGTTCATTAAACTTTATCTTCGCTGCTCTAGTTAATGCAGGATTATACATGGTAGTATGCAATCCATACAACTCATCTACCTTAATTGAATCCTCGTACTCTGAGTGTGCTCGCTTGATAGTATTAAACAATGATCCCAAGTCTCCTTCGAATACATTGCTAGATACTGAGCCCTTGTATTGGTCATAAAAAGATTTATCTAACATCTTTTTAAGTATCTGCTTTTCCATTGTATCTCCCTTCATTACCTTCTGCTTATTGCTTTTTGTATTTTTAATTCGTTCTCTAGTATTACAGTTATTGTATCTAATTTACTCTGGTCTCTTTGATTCCACTCAGATTTATTCATATCCATAATATCATACTTCCAACTATTCCAGTCATCAAGTATCTCCTTCATCATTTCCTCAGTCATAAAATATACTCCTTATCTCATCTGTTTTAAAATACTTCAAATCATCTTCAAGTGCTTTTACTTTTACATTTGTAAAACCTTTTGCTCTTAACTCTTTTGCAATAGAGAAAGACTTAGTTGTTGCATCTCTATCTAGTGCAACATAAATAGTTTTATACTGCATGATATGTGCAAGGTGTGTATCTACCAATGATGTACCCATCAAAGCAATGCCAGTTAGTACACCTGATACTGCACAAGCAGAAGCACAATCCTCTACGATCACTGCGTCATCACCCTCACCACAAATAAATGGAACATGCTTACTGCCATACATGTACCATTTAGGATAAGTATCTTTGTGTAATGCTCTACCTACTGCACCTGCATATTCATTTGAATATTTATTTTTAACTACAAACACAACTCTATCTTGTGCTACATCATATCTAATATCTGCTCTATTCATCATAAAAGAATCCCAACAATTATTATTTTGTAAATATCTCATAGCCTTTTCATGAGAGAAAGGTGACTTAAAACTTTCTGGTATTGTAAATACCGATAACTCTGTACCATCTTCTTTCTTTGCAAAAGTTTTAGTTACATAGTCCATAGTTTTTTGACCTTCGTGTTTTCCTTTTGCTTTACATGAAGCATGAAAACAATACCAACCAATATTATTACCAGTGGTATCAATCAGCATTGTATTACTATTATGACAGAATGGACAATCAGTTCTCTCTTTGTGATCTTGTTTTAAATTTAAATTTTTAATTACTTCTAACTGTTGCTTATAATTCAACTTGCACTTCCTCGTATGTTATTAAGTATCTATCTCGGCTAACAAACTCATTAGCCTCTACTTTCATTAAATTATTATTTAAATAATAAGCTACGTTATTCTCTATCTTTTCTATTGTTGGTTCTTCCTCGAATGGTATTATCGCTACTGCTTCTATTCCTAGTCCTGTTAGTCTTATTTTGTATTTT